ATAACTCCTATAGCTGGACCTTTAGTCCCAGTAGCTGGACAGGAACCTCGTTCAGTGACCGATTAGCCATTGAATTTCGCTTCTATAACGGCTCTGGGTCCGATGATTACTTCATGATTAAGACCAACGATACGTATCTTGAAACGCCTTTCACCAGCGACCCAGAGATTTTTAACTCCCTTAGTTTTCGAGAAGAGCTTGCAACCGATCTTCGTATCGGGTCCGCAATGGACGAAGCCAGCGGTGCATGTTATGCCCCCGATCGTAAGACCATCGCCGTTGTAGACGATGGTCTACAAATGTGCGAGTACGACGCAGATTTTAACAATGTTCAGACCTCGGCGGTTAATTTGCCAAGCAGCGTTTTTAGTGACACGGAAGGTATCGAGTATGTTGGTGATTGGTTGACTTCTTACGACTACGCCGTTCTGGACGAAGGGTCTACAAGCGCTTATGCAAAGTTGCATCTCTTTCCTTTTTCTGCCGGCCAGACAAGTTTAGACGCAGGAGACGTTACAAGTTATACTCTGGACGAGATTCCGCGTTATTCAGGCACATACGGGGGCGAAGGTTGTGAAGGATTGACATACGATCCCTTGCAAGATCTCTTTTATGTGTCCAACCAATCAGATACGGAAAGTGATGTCGGGATCTGGGAGGTTGATATCAATCAGACCAACGACAACGGTAATCCCGTACAGAACCGTCTCTTTACCTACACCGGCGCTGGGATCGTAGATGGCGCTGATGGCGTTGCGTCGCCAGTTTCATTAGCTGATCTTTGCCACGGCTCTTTGCTGCCCGATCCTTATAAGCTCCCAAACTCGATTTTTCTTCTTACCCGCGACAGCACAGCGGACCGAAGATGCGTTCTTCAGATTTCTCTACCCGATGGAGCAGTACTTTCTAAATTTCAACACGAACTCGAAGGTCAGGTCGAGGGATTAGCTTTCGAACACTCCCAGGGCGCATTTCGCATGGTTCTGGTCAGGGAGGCTGGCAGCTATACCACTACTGCTTTTAGATACTGCTGGGCAGAGCGACTTGAGGATACCGCGACGCTTACAACCTCTGTAACAGCTGTTGGCCCTATGGCCGCAACTGTTTCAGAGAGTCTGGTGCTCGGCTCATCGACGGCGTATCCAGCAACGCCATCTGCCGTAAAACCACTTGAGATTAGAAGTCTTAGAAAGCCAGTTCGAGGCTGGCTTCTTAATTCAGAACATCCCCTGGCTTATGGACTGGTATTATGTCTTCCATTCAATGAAGCGGGCGGCAAACTTGCTTGGGACCTTTCGGGAGCCCAGAATCGCGCATCTTTTCAAGGAGGCGTTAACTGGGTGATGACACCAACTGGTCCTGCTCTTGATTTTAACGGCAGCAATGGGTATTTACAGATCGAGGATAATGGGACGCTCAATATAAAAGTTTACACTCTATTTGCGGTAATTGAGCCCGACGATGTAAGTAGCGATATCCGTGCAGTTATTGGGCGAGGGGAAGATTGGACGGACGATAAAGCGCAATACATCGTCAGGATAAACCACTCAAGTGGGCCTGATACGGCTGGACTATGGTACGAAGAACCTGACGATTCTGACCATAACATAGCGCTGTCAGAAACGCTTACTGCAGGAGAAAAGTACGCAATTGCCTTTTCGCGGAATTCTGCAGGTGATGTTAAAGCCTATCTTGATGGCAGAATCTCAACAACGGCTTCCGGCTTACCAGACCCAGCGATGGTTGAAACGCCAACGCTAATAGGTGCCAGACGAAACGCCCCTGACGTGGTACAAGATTATTACCTTGGCAAGATTCATCTTGTCTACATATATAATCGAGCTCTAACTGACGCAGAGATTGCTGCTCTTGCTAATGATCCTTGGCAAATTTTTCAGCCACAAGAGATCTTGGTTTCTGCTGGGCAAATCTATGACAGCGCTGTGGTGTCTTCCGCTCTCCTCGGTGAGGGGCGTCAGAGTGTTTTGCTCGCTGGTGCTGATGTGACAGATGCATTCAGCGAAGCTACATCAGATGGCGGTGCTCTTTCTACCGTAATGTCTCGGTCGAGCGCTGTTGCGCTATCCGAACAGGAAATTTCCCGCTTATTGCTGGCACTCAGTGGCGGTTCATCCTTCAGTCAAACCACGCAGGAGACCGGATCGCTTACAACTTCATCCTCGCTTTCTTCTGCTTTTATGCAAGCTGCAGCCTTGTCTGGCTCTTTGGTGGCCGAAAAGTCAAACATTTCAGCACTTGATGTAACTGGGACATCTTCAGACCAGGCGTCATTAGTAGCTCAATCAACCTCCGATGCAGCGATAGGATCGCAGGAGACTGCATTCATAGTCGGCGGCTCTGATGTTTTGGGCAGCCTTGCATTCACCTCTGCGCAAACGGCGGCAGTGGAGGGCTTGGCATCGGCTTTAACGGAAGTACAGTTGCAGCTTGCCAGCCAAATCAACTCCGTAGGCGTTGTCCATGCTTCCCGTGTAGGCGGTTTTGTGGCGCAAACCGCAATCGGAAGTGCGCTCCAAGCAATAAACGCTGTCGCTGCTGCTGCGGCTTTCTCGGAAGATGTCAGCGGGACAGCGACTATAGAACAAGGTACGCAACAGGCGTTTTCCGCTCAATCGATAACCAGTAGAACAGTCACCGTCGCTAAACAGCTTTCGAGCTCCCTTCTTGCGTTGGGCGAAGCTGGCGGTGCTGCCTTGGCGGTATGTACAAGTGCCAGTCCTCTCGCATTCGCTGAGACGTTGGCTGAAGCGCTTGTGGCCGCTGGCATGACAGGGGTTTCTCTGCACTTCGCTGAGTCAAGTTCTTCGGGAATAACACTTGTAAGCGGACAACTGTTTCTTACAATTGCGGTTGCGAGGCCGGAAATGCAGGCGGCCTTTAATAAGCCCGCACTTGTTATAACTATCAGGAGCATCGAGCAGTGAGAACGGTTTTCAAGGAGGACCGAACGAGATGAGAAAGGACGCAACAAAACTTCAAGGCAAATTCAAGGTCCAGTGTTTTGGCCCCGATGGGAAGTTGAAATGGGAAGACGAGTTTGAAAACCTCGTCGTAAACGCAGGGCTCGACTATTTCCTTGATGTCGGGCTCTTGAGCGGTACCCAAATTACTTCGTGGTATGTCGGGCTCACTGACGGGACCCCGAGCGTGGCCGCTGGAGATACAATGAGTTCGCATTCGGGGTGGTCTGAAGTGACGGCTTATAGCGAAACCGCCAGGCCGGCTTATAGTGGTTCCCGTAGTGGCCAGACAGTATCCAATTCTTCGCAGCGATTCCACCAAAGGTGGGACAAGCGGCACATTGCTTGCGGCTGGAGCCTTTACCGGAGGCGACAGGTCATTGCAGAGCGGTGATACCCTTAACGTGCAATATGACATTACAGCGTCGAGTAGCTAATGCCGATAAAAGCAACGATACCAGCCATCGAACAGAGCACCTACATTGTCACCCTCACGTTTAAAGACGAGGATGGCAACTCTGTGTCGCCCAATAGCATTAAGTGGACATTAACGGACAGCGCTGGCAATGTCATAAACAGCAGGCAAGACGTGTCCATAAGCCCCGCAAGCAGTGTCTCCATTGTGCTCAGAGGCGACGACCTTGCTTTACAGGCTTCAGAGTCAGACGTGGGGCAACGAATTCTAACGGTTGAGGCGACCTACGATAGCGATAAGGGGTCGAATTTGCCCCTTAAGGACGAATTGTCCTTTTACGTTGTGAATCTAACCAACGTTTCCTAAAGGAGGTGCTCTTATGCGCTGTTTGCGCTTTTGTGCATCGCTGGTCCTGCTTTGTTCTTTCGGCTGCGTTGTGAACCGGCAGTTTGCCGAAGCCGTGCAAGAGGCTTGGTCGGTGATCGGCCCGGAGTATCAAGCCTACGTTGAGGCTGATCCGAACCTGGACGAGCTGCAGAAGCAGATCAGGCTTGACACTGCGAAGCAGCTTACGCTTTTGTTAGAGGAGGCTACAGATGAGCAACAGCCGTGAAGAACTGGAGAAGATCGTCCAGGACATTGCCGCGAAGCTGGCCGGACCGCAGGCTACCGACTTGGGCATTTATGCTCACGAGATTGCGAAGAATCTCCAGCTTGTCATGTTACGGGCACAGGCAGGCGAAGACGTGCACAAGGAGCTGACGCTACTTAGAGCGCAGGCAAAGCTTCTTGCGGTGAGGCATGCTATAGCTGCCGGTGAGGACACGGCTATGCTTCTGGCCGATCTTTTCACGCTGGCTGTGAAGCTGGCCCTTAAAGCGCTTACAAAGTAAGGAGGCGAGTCCATGCGGGAGTTCATTTACGACGCCGGGGGAAGGAAGTTTCTCCTGACGATCATCGTGCTTATTCTTGTAGCGTTGAAGGACGTTTTGAAACTGGACTCAGAGACAATCAAGCTGCTTGTCGCCATAGCTCTGGGCGGTGCGGCCACCGTCGCCGTTGAGGACGGACTGCGCGCCCTCAAAGGGGGGAAGGCGGCGAGCGGACGCAAGTCCTGAGTTGTTCCTCCTTTCGTGTCTGCGGAAGCTCTGCCATTGCGGGGCTTCCGCTTTTAATTGAGCTCAGCCGGCGGGATGACATTGCAAAATGCTTTGACTGTCCAGCCTTCTGGAGTCTTTTCAATCGTGACGTTTCCCACATGGACAATTGCCTCCTGCAGGTTCTCCCTTTCCCACTTAGTGATCAGCATGAATGCCATTTCAAGATTAGTAAGCTCGGTATCAAGCAGGCTTGAGATGAAAGGGGCTTTGGTTCTGATCGTTTTTAGCAGTTGAAGTCTCTTTCGGGCGTCTTTCGGGGTTTTGATCAGCTCCTTATAGGCTGGTACGATCATCGGCTCTTCTTGCTCCTTTTCCTGTGTACCTTATGCATTCCGTTGAGCACTGCATGCGCCAGGGTATGTACCGCTCCTGCGGATTTCTGGAAGCTCTTGGCTCTGCGTTTGATTTCGGCTATGAAGCTGGCAGGTCTTTTCTGCCGTAGCGCCTCGCAGTGGGCCTCTTCCATGGCGTCGTATGCCCATTCCAGGCATTTTGCAGCCTGCTGCAGCATAAGACCGAGAGGGACATCTTTTACCAGGTCGCGTTCACTGTACTTCATGCTATTCCTCCTTTCCTATCTGAACGACCAGCTTTTGTGTTTGCTGTCCCACGTTACGTATCGAAACGTCCATATATGGCCATACAGTCGCTTAGCGACCTTGTACCGCACGATGCCGGCCTCCCGCGGGCGGCCTTTGACCTCGTGCAGTTCAACCTTGTTATCGGGCAGCAGGACCAGGAAGTCCGGCTTGTACCAGGCTCCCTCGCCGATATGCAGGCTGAGCGGTTCGTAGATCCAATCGAGGATTTCCCCGGCCCTTTTAAGCACTTCGAGCCTTTGGGCGTATCGTTCCTCGTACTTACTTTTGAACCTGAGCATTAGAATGGGCTCGGCGCGGCGCATTTTTGCGTTCTCCCTTCCTTTTCGGCTCTTTCCCTGCGTTCCATCTGTAGAGCAGTCTTTGCGGGTTTGTGATAGTCAGCCTGCGGCCGCTTTTCAGGTTTATCCCGTACCAGCCGCCGTTCAACCGCTCGGCTATGATCTGAACCGGCACAACCTGCCGACCGACCCACACGGCGAAGGTTTTCCCGACGTAGGGGTCTTGGGCCTTCTGAGCGGGTTCTATGTCGCTGATCCGGCCTTCTTTGATCTTCTGCAGGACCAGGAGCAGGTCTGTGTGGGAGGTGACGATCGGGATTTCAAGCTCCCGGGCGGCTTCAACCTCGGTCATGCAATCCGGATCGTCACCCCACCCCTCCAGACAATAGGCCACCTCAGCGTAGGCAAGCCAGGTCCTGTGGCCCCGCTGGAGCGCTTCCCAGTTGCCCTCGTCCTCGAAGAAGGCTGTAAGCAGGTGGCGGCAATAGCAGGCCACACCGAGCTTCCAGAGGCTTTCTGTGGCCTCCTCGGCAAGCCGGATATTCTCCTTCACTTCTGCAGGCGTAGCTCCTCTATACTTTGCGATCAGGTATCCACGGACCATCCGTCGTCCTCCTCTCTGAGTTTTTCCGATCTCCAGATAAGCGCCTTGCAGACAACCTCAGGACTTACGGTTTCCCTTTGGCGTCCCCCTCTTTGAGCATTGAACTCGCTGAACCACTGGGGGGCTTTCCCCTTTTCCCATTCAGAGGCAAGGCGCTCGATTTCTCCCCTTCTCTGCTCCCTTCCTGCCTGGAGGACCTCCGACTTGATTCTTGTGCCCTTTTCTCTGAGCCTTCCCCGGGGGCAAATACAGGGCAGAGCAGTTCTTACCAGCTTGCCGCGTTCGGGATCTGTGGTAACCGTTGGAGTGCCGTTTTCCCAGACGGCCAGGCACCAAAGCCAGCCCGTATCGTTGCAGTAAATGCACCCGCAAGCCGGCGGTTCCCCGGTCATGCGGCCTTGATCGATCAAAAGCTCTCGATAGCCCCGCTCGAACTCCTGTAGCCTGGGCTTCCAGGACCCTTCCTGCGTTGAGGCGACGATTTCAAATAGCTGATCTATCTCATCCCGTTTCAGCTTATCTATGAGCTTGTACCATTCCAGGGCTATATTCTCATCTTCCCACCCCGGCCATGCTCCCCACCGCGCTTCATACTTGGTTATAAACCGCTTGCGCTGCTTGACGTTTACCACGGCGTTTCCTCCTTATCCTGCCGATTGAGCGTTATGATCTTCTCCTTCTTGGACTGTCGCTTTTTGCGCCCGGCATTCTGTTTTTGGATCTGGTAAGCCTTCTTACACCAGTTGAAGAAGAACTTGATCCGGTCTTTTTTGCGCCGGCGCGGCTGGACCCATTCCCAAGCGTGGGCCTTTTTGATCTCAGCAGCGGGGTCAATTCCAGGATATAGCTCAATGATTTTGTTCTTGAGCGTCTCCCAGTGGGTGCAAAGCATGAGGTCGGCCTCATAAAGCTCAAGTCCTTGCAGGTCTTCAGGCACCGACCAGACCGGCTTCAGTTTCTGCCTTTCGATCCACTTTTTTAGCTCAAACTGCACAATGGGAGGCAGGCTGTTCCACATATCCTGCGCCCGCTTAAGCAGCGTCTTTTCTTCCCGCGAGAGCTCCTGCTTGACCTTCTTCCCGTAGATTTGCTCATAGAAGCGGGTCACCGTCCGCTCTTCGTCCATCTGTTCTTTGATATGGGCGTATTTGGCGGGATCCCTTTCCGCAGCTTCCACCACCTTCTCAGCTTTGGCAAGAAGCTGATCGGAGTAACCTGTAAGCTCCTTGATATCCAGCCCGGTTCCGCGTAACGCCCTCCGTATGGCCACAGCCTCAGAGGGGGTGAAATCCTTGCGGCAGATATTCTCCTCGTACTGGGCAAGCAGCTCGTTGTCGGTTTCAAGCAGCACGGCGGGAATGGTCTTCCATCCGAGCCGCTTACACGCTTCAAGCCGTCTGTGTCCGGCGATCAGCTCCTTGTTGGCGTTAAGCACAACCGGGTGCATAAGCCCGGTACGTTCAATACTTTGTTTGAGCTCTTCCAGGTCTCCGAGGTCTTTCCGGTAGCGGTCTTTAACTATGATTTCATTGATCGGTACTTCGTCCATTGCCATCTCCTCCTTGTTTTATTTGTGCTTCCGTTTGATCCATAAGATTTCAACTCTTGGTACACGTTTACGCGCAGCGCCTGCACCTTGAATTCCGGTTTCGCGGGTGCGAGCTGCTGCAGAACAGACGGTTTCGATCTCTTCCCGCTGCCAGCCGGCTTCTTCCAACCGACGGTAAAGCTCATGATCATATCCGGAGACAACCGCTTGACCTTTAAGCTGAAGGAGTAAAGCGACAAGTTTTTCGTGATGGGTCCTGTCCACTTCATGCTGGTAGACTTTCTTGTCTACACGGGTGTCAGCTATATAGGGAGGATCAATGTAAAACACGGTGTCTTCCGTGTCCCAATATGCGATCACTTCCAAAGCGTCGCGACAGTCAATTTGCACCCGTGTAAGCCTGTCATGCCACCAGGAAAGCAGCTTTATACGGTTTCTCCACCCACTTGTACGCAAACTCATGCCCCCAACAGATTTAAATGCTCGACCCCATCTTCCGGGTGTACGTGCCACCCCCGAAAACCCCATAGTTTGTGTAACGAAAAAGGCCCACGCGAGGGTGATATCGTCGCTTTGCCATTCGTTTACGATCTGGACAGCCTTTGCAAATTCGCTGTATGAATACGGCGTCCAGCGAATCCTATGAATGAGCTCTTTCCCCTTTTCCTTGTCTTGCATCACTCGAAAGAGCGTCACGATTCTTTTATCCAAGTCGTTCAGAACCTCGACCGGAAAAGGTTTGGGCAAGTGCCAGAAGACCGAAGCTCCTCCGCAATAAGGCTCTACATAAATTCGAGCAGTCTTAGGCAGCAACTTAACAATTTTCCGGGCTAATATGCCTTTACCACCGTACCACCAGACAGGTCCGGTGATCTTTTTTGCCGGCTTGATTCGGTCAACGATCGCCTCGTCCAAAGCATCCAGGACTTCTTCGTCAGAAGCCTCGTCCGGCAGCTTATCAATCGGGTTGCCGAAAATTGACTCGATATATTGCATTCGGTCACCCCAAAAGCAATCGCAGACCGATAATCACCAACACCCCGATTCCGATGAGAAGGCAGCCCCAAGCGTAGTCTTCAATCTCTTCGGCCGTTCGCCCTTGACCTCCTTTGACAAGCGGCTTTTGATCATTCGTCATTCTCTTTGTCCTCCTTCGGCAAGCAGTGCATTACGAATTGCCCGTCTTCCCATTGAATCACGCCGAAGTGTTCGCCCTTCAGGCGCATCTCGATCTTTTTATCGGTGTTTTTGACCTCGTCGTACCGTTTGGCAAGCTCAACCAGACCGTCAGCCACCGCTTGTATATAGCCCCGTTGCACCTCGGTTTCGGCTTTCACCATTGCAAGCAACGTTGCAACAAACCCGGCCATGACATCTTCCTTGCTGACAATTGTTTTGGTCATCTCGTATTGCATAACACCTCCTTTGCTACCCGGAAAGCAGCACAAGCACCAACTGGACGAAAACGAAAAGAACCATCAGGACGATATGTCCGGCCATGATTTTCTCGGCCTGCTTCCAGTCATGCTCAAACTTAAGCAGTAAGCTGATAAGAAGATCGATATCATTCTGCTTAAACTGCGACATTGACTTGCCGTTAAGTCGAATGCGGTGATAATCCATGGCCTTTTCTCCTTACGCTATCTCAGCGAACCTTTTCACCCTCATGATCGAAGCAAACACGGCAAGGGACTCCAGCCTTTTCGCCCACATAAGTTCGCCGTCGGAAACCGTCCGGTCGAAAAGAGCACCCACCGTGGTCCACGGCTTGGGACTTTCCACTTCAACAATAAGCGGTCTATAGGTGACGTACCTCAAATCAGTCTTCCAAGGCGGTGAGCTTTCGGTGTTTGAGATGTATACCTTCGGCACTGGTACCCTTATCTTATAAGCATTCGGCAGGAGTTCATGCAGCCAATAACGGGCCTGCCTTAGCGTCTTTACAGCTACCCAGTATCCGTCCCGCGGGGCCGCCATCCATTCTCCGGCTTTAAGCGGATTACGCGGATGGGCGGCCAACTCGCTGTAAAGTTTTCCCCTATGCAGGAAGCAGACCTTAAAGGCGCGCTGATACACAGAGCTCCTCCTATTCCGGCAGCTTTGTTCTTAGGATATATGCCGAGCCGTTCCATTCAACAAAGCCCGTTTCCCCAGCCGGGATTCGCATTTTTTTCAGGTTGTCCCAGCCTTGCGCCACCCGTTCAAGAGTAACAGCCGTAGCCAGGTACTCGTCCCGGGTCTTCCAGCTATTCTCCCCCCGCATGGAGGCCATGATAAAGCCGTGAGCTTCAATCCAAGCCTGCTGCCGGGTCTTTATGGCCACTACCCGGTAACGGTTGGTCCTGCGTGACTTAGTCTTCGGTTTCCTTGGCATCCGCAAGCTCCTTTTCCAACTCGTTAACGCCCGCTATCAGCTCGTCCAGGAGCTCAACTGCCATTTTCGCCCTCCTCTGTTGCCGCCGAGATCTTCATGAGCTTGGCTCCGGACTTGCTGCGTTTTTTCTCTATGATCACATCTCCACCCACTGTGACCCTGTCAGCTTCAGGGTGCTTTTCCCAAACCCATTCTTTGACCCACTCGTAAAGCCGCTTGTATTCCTGCGACGCCTCTTTGAGCTTGAGAAGCTGCTTGATCTTTTCGGCCGCGAACTGGTCCGAGACGTATTTCAACGGGCTGTTTGCGTCATGCCCAGGCAGGCAGAGGTGAAAGAACGGGCACTTGGGGCACACTTCAGGGTCAAACTCGATCCGGTCAGGAAGCGTGCCGTTTGCAACGTGCTTGTTGATCCTCTCCGCGCGTTTGACAAGCCCCTCAGCGTACTCGTAATCAAGGTTCACGTTGATCTGACACAGCGCCCCGGTTGACTTGTTCTTAAAAAGCATGATCCCCTCTTCAAGCTCAGAGCAGAGCATGTAAAGGGTGATCTGGGCAAGATAACGCCGAAGCCAGGGCTTGCGCTCAAAGGCTTCCTTAACCTCTTCCCAGGAATATACTCCAGGCCCCATGTACGCTATGGTGCGCCAGATGTTCGGGCTTGAGCTCTTTATCTCAAGGGGATAGTACTTGGAATCCACAGCCACAATCGCGTCGATCTTTCCGGTGATCTGGTACTCAGGCCAGGAAAGCGGTTCTCCCTCCCTTATCACCTCCACACCTGCCTGCCTGAGCGTATCAAGCACCGCTTTTTCAGCGTAGCGGCCCTCCCGGAAGATAAGCGAAAGCTCCACACTGGGAAGCGCAGCCTCCTGCCAGCGGGTTCGCCAATAGACCAGCTTCCGCTCGCAATCGTCCCCAAGCTGACTTGCCCGGTTGGAATTCACAGGCCAGTTTTGCCGCTCATCTTCCACCCACTTGTACACCTGCCTTACCAGGTCAATGTCCATTGGTTGCCTCCTTTCGCTGCATAGCCTCAATCAGCCTAAGAGCGCCTTCAAGCAGGATCCGCACCTCCCTGTAAGACGCATTCTGCTCCTCTGTCACATTGTGATCCTTCAGGTAGTTTTCCACTGCCAGGCTTAGGTCTTCAGCGTCCGTCTGAAGCGTTCTAAGCAGCGCTTCGTCCCGCCAAGCCCCTGACACTTCCGACCTTGTTGTAAGCTCTGAGGCGGCTTCTAAGAGCTTCTCAGGGGCTCCGGCTTCACAGAGCTCAAGGTATGCCCAGCTAAAATGGCGTGTCAGGCTCTTCTGAAGCAGGTTTTCCTTCATCGGCAGGGGCTCCTTTCTTCTCGTTGTAGTAATCCTTGACCCGGGCGTAGGTAATCCTCGCCCAGTTATCGGTAAGTTTCTTAGGACTACGCACGCCGGCTACAGGCTGCCCGTCTGAGGCTGTAAACGCGCTTAGCTGCTCAAGCAGGTTGGCGGCCTCTTCTTTATCGCCGCCTGTAAGCTCAAGGAGCATTCGGGCGATCTCGGCACGGTAGTTTTTCTCTTCCTTGCTCTCTTTCCCTTTAGAGCGCTTCTTACCGCCTTTTTTGCCCTCCTTGAAGCTCACGCGGGGGATCTTGGTGGGATCTTTCCCCGCAGCCTTCAGAGCGTCCTCCACCTCTCTGAGCTCAAAGTTAAGTCCAAGCAGCCTGCGCACCACCCGTGCTTTGGCCCCCGTGATGGCCTTTTTCCGGACATCGGCCCGGTTGATAAGGCTAAGCGGCAGTCTGCGGGGTTTGCCGTCTTTGTCAACGCCGTTGAAGAAAATCTCACTTGTAGCTGCGCTTGAGCTGTCGGTCTCAATCCGGTTTTGGTAAACAGCCGTCACGGTGGCGAAAAATTCAACCACCGGCCCTTTCTCGTCCTGATAGCTCATTGCCTCAATCTCGATCTTAGGGAACGAGATTCCGTAAATCTCAGCGAACTTCTGACAGCCTTTGTCGGTAAGGTAGGGCTTATCCCCGAAGATCACCCAGTCGCCGGGATTTGTAGCCTGCAGGGCCAGCCGCTTGAGCCCCTGGTGGATCTGGAGCCGTTCCTTGGCCCGCTCAAGGGTCTGCGGCCCAAGGGGTTCCTGAGGCAGCAGGAGCTTTGAGAGCCCCGCCTGCTCGATATGCTCAAGCTGCACAACGTCCTCGGGACTCAGAACCAGGGCTTTCTCCTCCTGCTCGGTTCTGGTATCCTTTTCAGCTTCGCTCATTGCTGTTCCTCCTCGATCCAGCTTTCCATTAAAGCGGTCAACTCTTCAAGATCGGCAACGTCCACAAGTTCCCACGCCTCTTGAAACTTCTCCGGCTTGTAGCCGGTAGTTATCGCTTTTAGGCACGCCTCCCGCAGCAACACGGCTGCCGAGCGGCCCGGCGCAAGCCGTTTTGCTCCAAGCAGCAATTCCTTCAGCGTTTCCCTAATAACTGTCTCTTTATCAGCTCCCATTTCTCAACGTCCTCCCTATATGCCGGGATCAGATCCACAAGCTGAAACCCGCTTGCAAAGATCGGCAACAGCACCAGGAAGCCCCGCTTGTGCAGCATCCGGATCAGGCGGTAAGCCAAAGGCAATTGGGCCGTAATAATCCCCACCTCGTAGCGGTACTTCCAAAGCAGGTTTGCAATCTCCTGAGCCTGCTTGCGGGTCCGAAACCACGCCTCGTAATAGCCCATCCGGCGGGGCACCTTGCAAAGCAGCGGGAGCCGCTTCTGGATCTCCTCCTCTGGCTCCCAGGTGATTCCCCACTCGGCTAAATTCGCGGGGATTCCCTCCCCTGCGATCGCCACCCGGACAGGCGGAAGTTTCTGAAGCTCCTCGTCCTTGACTTTCTTCGTTCTTTTCTTCTTAGCCATTTGCCCTCCATATCCTCTGTTTGAGATGCGCCCCGTAATAGCCAGAGACCCAATACATTTGAGGGTTGGTATACCGCTGGAGAAAGCCGATTATGTCAGCTTGAATCCCGGGAGGTAAGGCCGAATCTTCCCAAGGCTTAGTCTTCTCGCTCTCCCAGGCTTCAAGGAAAGCCAAGTACGCTTTAAGCTCCCTGCTCTGCTCATACTTGGCCACCAACCCCAGGGCTTCTTTGTAATCGTAGAATTTGGCGTCACCCTCGTTGAAGATGTATTTGTGCTCCATATCTGCTCCCCCTTTCTCAAAGCGCCGGAACCTCGAACTCCTCCCGAACGTCAACCCAGGCGTCAGCCGCCCAAACGGCTGCGCCTTCATCGCCTGTTTGCCGGTAAATCCGAAGGGGCTCTTCACCGAGAAACCCCTCCCGTAGGAGATCGACCAAGACCTCCCAGCCGGCCCGGTCTGCTTCAGCTTCCGAATAATAGGGACCGAGATCGGCCAGGATTTGCTCTTTTTGTCCGACTTCCACCCAGTAAACCGGTTGCGGTTCAATCATTCCTGCCTCCTTTGGGCCTTGCCCTGTGTAAGTCTCTACATATCTTTATACCATAGTCTATGCCCTCTTGTCAAGTGCAAAAGTGCACCCTGAATAAGAATTAACCCGAGAAGAGTCCGGCGTATAAAATCTTGTATTTCTCTGCGTTTTACTGTACAATACATACCCTCGGGCGGCGGCAGTCGCCTGCGTATATAAATCGGCAGAGACGGTCTCTGCCACCAAGGCCAAAACCCATGCCTGTGTTTCTAAAGCCGCCGCCCATTATCTTGGCCAAAGGGAGGAACAGGTCATGACTCAGAATAACTGGATCCCTGCAGGAGAAGCCGCTAAAGTGCTCGGCGTCTCCAAGCGAAGAGTCTACCAACTTATCCACGATAAACTTCTCCGAGCTGAGAAGATAGAGGGCCTCTGGGCCATACAACTGAGCGAACTGAAAAACAGAAAGCCTCTTCGCCCTTGGGACAGGAAAAAGAACAAGGTAACCACGAACCAAAAGAAGACTTAGCATGAAAAGCTGCAAATCGCACCTTTTACGCTAAAAAGCCTCCAACGCCCGGGGCTCACCTCGCGAAAACCTACCCGTGTCTTTTGGCGACTTTTCCCACCTGGAACCGGTCAGTAAAAGCCCCGGGCTTTCTTTTTCTCTTCGCTCTACACCGCCGCATGTTATTGCATTCATGTTACATAAGTCTGGGTAAATTCGCCTTTTATGACCGACAAGCCTACGTGCCGCATGTCACGACTTCTCTAAGTCCTTGCCAAAGCAGAACTTGCAGCAGTGACACGATTGCGCTGAAAGTTCACAACTATAGAAGTTCCTACAGCGTAAGGACTTAGGGGATTCGCCCTAAATCTGTGTCACATAAGGACTTGCGACATCCGTAAAAGCAGAAAATCGGCACGTAAGAAGTTTTTCCCTGCGATTTTTCACAGTGTGATACCCCAAGTGGGCGATTTCGGCCTTTTGTGAAGGGAAATTAAACCGGAAAGCCAAGTGTTTCTCTTCGCTGCTTGATCGGTAAGTTCGCCTTTTATAAGGACTTAGAGCGAAGAAAGGCGTGAAGGGCCACATGTAGAGAAAACCTTGACGACCGGCCAGTTTACCGGTAAAATTGGTGAAGGCGGGTGGGGGTGTGGTGCGTGGCGTTAAGCTCCCAAAGGGAGCATACAACAACCCATTCAAAAGGATTGCGGTCCGGTCAAGTTCCAAGGAGAAAGCATGAAAGCAAAGCGCGGGACGTATTGGCTTGTCTACTTCAACGACCAAGAACGGCTGCAAGTCAGGCTTGACGCTATGGGTATGACATATCAGCCTGCCACGGACGTGGAAGCTGTCCAAAAGGCCGCATTGATTCTCAAAGACGGTGTCGTGCCAAGCGGTGTTTTAAACGACCTCGGGGTCCCAAACTGGCTTGAGCTTAAGGCTGTAAGGACTGAAAAAGAAGCCCCGAAGGAGGAAATCCTGCTCCGGGGCCGATTTTTTGCCCGATTGATTCACTGGGAGGCTTGATTTTTCGGCGGTTTGAAACGTGTTTGCCTGGGATCTACTCGGTACTTGCGCCCCAGCTCGCGCATATAGTTCCGGACAGCGTCCCAGGCCGTTTGTGATAAGTCTCTTCCCCCGATCAGAATAAGCGGGGTGTTTTGGGCCTGCCGGTACAGCTCCGATAATTTTTCCCATTCATCTTTGCTCAAGTGTAGGTCCTTCATGCTTTTGTCCTCCTTTCTTAAGCAGCTTGAGCGGCTTTATCCTTTTGGCGGTCATTGTTCCCCAGGGGGCATAACTCAATTGAGCGGGCAGGGCTTCAAATAGGCGGTCGGAATTACGTGGCGGGAAGATCCTCCAGAAAGTCGCGAATCTGCGACTACATATTACAGGGGAAAACCCGTCCTCTCCTCCAATAAACGCCACCAAATCGGTACGTAGCAGCTTGCCTAAATAAGCCACTTGCCAAAGCTCAACCGGTCGGTCAAAAGCCCAATCCTCAAAAGCGGTTTTGGCTGAATCCAATGTATCAAACAGGAAAAACCGACTTTTACCAGGCGCTGAGATCCACTTGCCTGGGTGATAGATCACGGCGTACTTCTTCGGTAGGTGCGGGTAGACAAGGGGTCTGAGCTCCCCTCCAATCCTGCGAAAGAGCTTGTAAGCTATGCGCATGGCTCCAACTCCTTTAGCAGGGGCCGAGGCCTTCAGATATGAAAAGCGTTAGAAGTCTCTTCTCAGGTTTTTCAGGCGGTGGCAGGTTTTTCAGGCCAAAAAAGGCGTGCGGGGCGGTGATGCCTGTGAAGAGAAGTTCCACTTCCTCAGGCTCACCCCCGAGCTGATCCAGAACCTTTTTGGGCACCGCTTGTGACAGCGCCGAAAACCTCACTACCCGGATCGCTTCGGCGTCGTTGGAAGCGAAGAAGAGAACCGAGGCCGTTTTTCGGCTTTTTACGCGGTAGGTCAGCTTATAGAGCATTTTCCGTTCCCTCTTCTGCAGTTTCCTCGGGATCCGGCCCGGGGTAGGGCTCCTCTTCCGGGAACTCGCCGCACCGCTCGTGTATGTACTGAGTCAGAAAGCGGCAGTTGCCTTCAATTTTCAGGAAAACCCCCTCCTCCCGGTGCTCAAGGTAGATTTTGTCTACACAGGGCGAAAGCGTTTTGCACTCCCGCCCTTCCGGGGCAAGCAGCTTATACGCTTGGAGAAGAAGATTCAGGTTCCCGAGCTGCTCATGCGGGGCGTCTCCGGTCCAGGAGCGGTTAAGGAGCCATAGGAAATCGTCAACCGCCCGCCGGATAAGCGGCAACACCTGCCCGGGTTTTGTGAGTACGAGTTCAAAAACGTGATGCCAATGGATCGGGTATTGCATTTCTTTGTCTGCCATGGCTGTTACCCCCTTTCGTGCTTAAGGCTCAAGGTCTTATAAACTTCCAGACGATGGCGGAGTTCCGGGTTCTGAACGTAGGGAAGGACCTCGTCCCATTCGCAACGCCAAAGTGCGCCGCAATACTTGCAGCCCACAACCGGTTTGAGAACCGGGCCGGGCAGGAGTCTCACCCACCTGAGCACAAAGTAATCCGGATCCTTGCCGTTCCAGAAAATCCGGACCTCGTTTGTACTCAAAGGCAGCTTAAGACCGTGATAGCAATGAAGGGAAATAAGCACCCCGCCCGGAGCCTTCGCTTGAATAATCCCGGCGTTCTCTTCGGGATCGATTCCTTCAGGGGTGAAGCCCGGCAGGGGTTCAAACCTGTCGTAAGGCTCGTATTCACCGGGCTTTACGTTGTCCTCGTCGGGATAGGGCAGGCGGTAAAAGGCCCCGAAAGCTGAGCCTTCTGTTGGGCGGACCTTTTCCCGGTTCTCAAAGCGTAAATAGTACATTGTTTCGCAGGTGCCGATTTTAATCGTGACGCCGTCATCTCTAACTGCGTATTCGCCCATGGGTATTACCTCCTTTCGTGCTTGCGGAGCCAGTTGCGGATTTCCAAGGTGATGGGGTCCTCAATTACAAGGCGGAAATGCCCAGGCTCTTCATAAGCGTCTGCAAAGTAGATCTCCGCTTCCCTGCCCTTTGAGTGATCCCCCTTCCGCCAGGCGTAAAAGTTATCAAGGAGCAAAAGAAGCTGCTCAAGATCGCTGCAAACCCGTGAGTTCTTTTCTTCTTTGGCTCTTTTAAGCTCCGATCGGAGAAGCTCCCAGAACTCCTTTACCTTTTGCTCCTCGTCCCAGGGGATCTCAATGATGAAGGTGCCCTCTTCATACACTCGCATGGCTTAGTCCTCCGGTTCCTCTACGCTTGAAAGCAGCTTGCGGGTAAGGCGGAGCTTGTAAGCTCCCACCGTGCCCTCAGGGGCGGAAACTATAGGCAAGTGGAAGACGTCCATATCAGCAAAGTATCTCTCCCAGAACTCCTTAAAAAGCGAAGTGTAACTTTCGGCAGGACTTACGATTAGTCCCACCTGGGCGGTAAAGGGAGTTTCCGCCTCCCAGAGCTCATATTCAGCTTCACCGTCTGCAACACCCCATAGGAACCGTTCCGCTTGATCCCGAAACGAAAAGGCAAACAGCATTCCAAAAGGAGCCCGGGTCCACTTACCGGGCTCATAGATCACCGCTGAATCGTCAAACGGGTGCATGACGCTGCGAAGCTTGCGATCTCCGAAACTGGGACGACAGACGACTTTGTAGACGAGCTGCATAGTGACACCTCCTTGCTTGGTAAACCTGCCTTTTGTTGTCTCTACATTATATTATACCACACGAGAAGAGAAAAGTCAAGAGAAATTGGGTGAAAAGTTGCTCAGAAAACAAACGCCACAAACAAGAAACGAAACCTCCCCCTTTTTATTCCCCCACCTGGGTAATTCCGCCTTTTGTAAGATAGGTAAATTCCCCTTTTGCTGAATCAGCTCTTCCCGGGACGGCCGGCTTGCCGAAATCCCAAGGCCGTGGCACCACGTGACATATCACAATGTGCTGCAGCACATAGTGCCATACCACCATGTGTCATATCACATTGTGCCACAAGAGGGAGGCATAGAGCACAATGTGCTATAGCACAATGTGAGAACTATATCTTGTAGTGTGCGTTTCCGCACACACAACATATAGTACGGCCTCTTAACGGCTCTGAAGCGCGCTCTGCTGCTCTGGAGTCCTAAACGTAGTCTCCCCTACGGATCCGATCGGGAGGGAACAAAGGCCACTACAGAGCCTCTGAGAGAGAAATAGGCAAGGAAAGCTTCCCGAGAGGCGGGAAACCTAAGGGCATAAGGAAAGCCCTTAGGACTCTGCAGGAAAACCTAAGGGCTTGAAAGAAAAGGAGTTAGGCCAAAAGGCTATCGATCCGAATAGCGGTATCCATAGTACGCAAGGCGTCTGAGAGCCTTGCTGAGGCCTTTGCGGGAATAGATCCCCACGACCCACCAGGCGGAATCGTGCCAAACAAGCACCAAGCACCGGTAGCGGTCAATCGGTACGGCCTTGGCAATGCGTTCGTCGATCCGCATAGTCTCACCTCTTAAGCTTCCAAGATTGCAATGAGTTCCTCGACCAAATCGGCAAGGCGCCATACGCACTCTTCCGCTCTCTGCTCCCCTTGATAGTGGCACTCCCATTCTCCCAAAGCGGGAAGCCAAGAACGGAGTCTCTGGAGTTTTTCTTGGTCTGAGAGCCGAACGGAATAGAATAAATCCTCAAGACTCGATACTGCACTGTCAAAGGCGATTCGATCGTCAAGCTTGTCTGGATCGGAAACGCCTCGATAGTTTAGTAAGATTTCCCGCCTTGCCTGCGCAAAAGCGTCGAAGGCCTCAAGCTTCGCTTGGTAACTCAAGGATTTCATGACTCCCTCCTTTCTTTAACCAAAAAATCCTGCAGTTCGTTGGCAAGGCCTTTGACTCCGGCTTTCCGAAGCTGGCGAATCCGATCGGGAAGAGAAAACCATGGCTCCGGATCCTCAAGAAGACTCTCGAGAATCGCCTTAACCGAAGCCGGGAGGTCCGATCGGTCAAGAGCAAATCGCAGGAAACCGTCCAACTCCTCAGAGTTGTACCAAAGGCCGAAATCCCCGTATGACTCGGAAATCCCAAAGTACGTATTCTCGGGAGCGATTTCCTGAAGCTTGTCAATCGCTTCCCAGATCGTTTCGGACAAGAACTCCGAGTCCGAATCCCGAAGATCGTCGAGAAGACTCTGAGGCGGAGTCGGAAATATCTCCTTGAGCAAATCGGCCAAGTACTCGGCAAACTCGGACTCGGTATGGTGATGGGTGCTGAACCAAGGACCAATGTCAGCTACTGTTAATCGTGTTGTAGCGTTCATAGCTTACCTCCCTCTAAAATCCTTAATGCCTTCCGAAGATCCACATAGGACGCTTTGTAGCGACACTCCCGCACAAGAGTCCGGAGCCGATCCACTACGGAAGCAAAAGCGGATCGGGAATAGTAATCGCCTCTGCGTAAGGCCTTGCGTACGATAGCGCAAGCCTCCGCACAACGGCTTGAATCCCGAGCGGGAAGCAAAAGGGATTCGTACGCCTTCAAGAGTGCTTGCCTACGTTCAGGATAGTCCATAGCTCAACCTCCCGAGCTGATCGATCAACGCAATCGCCTCCCAAGTCCAACAATTACGGGAAGCTTCAGACTCCAGCTCCCGCACAACACGACCGTTCAGGACCAACGAGGCCTTAAGCTTGTAAAGGCCTCCCTGAGACTCGACCGATAGATAGGTGCCGTTTCCCGCCTCCCCGATTGCGGAAACGTTGCGGCCTCCGAAGGCTTTCCACCCATAGCGCCTCCAATCAATCCAACTAACTCGCTTGACGCGACGCATAGCTCAACCTCCCTTAGCTCCACGGAGATTCAAGGCCGAGCGCTCGGCAAGCGGACTCAACGCAATCGGCAATCGCTTGGGCACCGACCGAGTCTCCGGCTTCCCAGGCACCTTGACCGAGGTTGGCGAGCTCCCAAAGAAAAAGCTTGACCTCAGTATCGGATTCCCAACCTCCCGATCGGACAAAGCGGGAAATCCGATCGAGAGCCTTCCATACGAAAAAAGACTCCTCCTGATACGGAGACAGAAAGAGTCTTGCGTTAAGGAGTGCCTCTTTGTTGGAGTTGAGTTTGACTCTCACGCCTCCTCCTCTCTGCTCCCTCTTGCCTACAGAGTCCGGGAGGGGAGCGCTCCCCAGACTCTTCTCTTGTCTCTACATTTTATTATACGCTCCCGCGGCCGATCGTCAACAGAAAAAATGCGCACTGAACGAAAATTAATCCGGGAGCGATCTATATATAGATGGGGAGAGGCACTCCGAAGGCGCTCCCTATATACATCTATATATAGATGGGGAGAGGCACTCCGAAGGCGCTCCCTATATACATCTATATATAGATGGGGAGCGGCGGGTTCAGACCCGCCTTCCCGCAACCCGAGTGTGACTAAAATGACACACTCCGGAGCGGACGCGTTGTGTATCACGTTGTGATACTGTTGTGACGCCGACGTCTCTCAAGTGGGAAGAGAAATAAGGCCTCTACCCCCCCAACTATCTGGCGCTTATTCTCTTCGTCTGTTCTTCTTCGGCCTCTTCGGCCTTGACTCCCCTGCACTCTGCGCCAGAGTCTTGTCGCCTCTCTTCCCGCTTCGGGAGTCAAAAACCGCCTTCCGAGTGCGAAGAGAAATAAGGCCGAGAAGCTTCCCAACTCGGTTCCCGCTTCGGTTCCGGACTCGGTTCCCGCTTCCCTACGGGAGACTCTCCGGGAGCGCCTTCCCGAGTTCCTGCGGGAGACTCTGCGGGAGTCCGTAGACAGCTCGGTTCAGGAGTCCCTCCCGGAGTCCGTACAAACAAGAGGCGGATTCGACGGCCTTGCGGCTTCCCGAAGCACTAACATAGACCTAACCGCGGTTAACGTGCGTTCATAGTCAACATATTGACCGCATGAGAGGCTCTGTGTTCGCTTTCCGCCTCCCTCTGAATATCATCGGTCGAGTGCAGAGAAAAGCGAAGAGAGCGGACGAGAGAGCCTCTGAGGGCCTTGTGTCACTCCGCGCTATATAGTCTCTCGGCCTCCGATAGCTGATATACCTCTGAATCGGAGGCCTTTAGATGTTAATAAGGCCTTGAGTGTTCCTAAGGCCTTCGATAGTAATAGAGTCTAAGAGGCGCTCTATAGTTCCTTAGGCTTCCGAGTCTGGATAGCTCAGAGACTAAGACTCTGAGTCCAGAGTTCGGACTCCCCGCTTCAGAGACTCCCGGACTCCCCAACTCCCCGCCGGGAGGATTGCCTCGGCCTCGGCTCCCCTCCCCGCCGGCGGATCGACTCTCCCGCTCCCGGATCGGCTCCCGAGCCGAGGGATAAGGCCTCCCACGGTCATGTTTCGCGCGCCCGCTTGGTGTAAGCTGTGACCAAATTTCCTCCCTCCCTTCCTCGTCCTGCTGTTTCTCCTATCACGCCTTCGGGAGCATTAGCCAGCTCTTAGTGGGGTGTTTTTCTGCTTTTTTGCCATTTAGGGAGGCTTCTCACCTTGTAACAGCCCCTCTCGTCGCGTCTCGTGCGTTCTGATCGTTTTTCTGGGGTGGGCCTGTGGGTAGGGTTGATTTTGAGCTCTGGAGCGATCAGGCGGCTTCTGGCGGCTTCTGACGGCCTTTTGGTTTTTTGGTGGGTTTTTGGCCCGCGAGCGTTAGCGAGCTTCCGCGAGTGTAACGACCTTCCGCGAGCGTTAGCGAGCTCCTGGGAGCGTAGCGACCTCGGCTTGGTAGAAGAAGGCTCTTTTCCTACTCAGCGTTGGTTCGGGAGGGTGGGTGGGGTGTAGAAAGCCGTCGGTGGCAGTCACAGAAGGCCCGGTCCCATTCTGCTCAGGTAGGTAAAAGGGCCTTTTGCAGGGAGGGGTCGGCCTCTTGAACGGACAAAGTGGCCAAATTTTGACCGCTTTCGATTTTCTATTCAATGCCAATTTGGCAGGCATCTTTGGTGGCTTGGCCAAATAGAGGCCGGTTTTTAGATTCTCTTCCTGCCGGAATGACATGTGAAACTGTTCATGGTTCCCCCCAGACCCTCCTCCATCCACCAGAGGGCGTTCGGATTTATATAAGGCCCCTAAGGGGGGTTATAGGGGGGAGCAAGAGACACGCGAAGAAACCTGTGAACGAACCAGTGACCGGAATTTTCGAAGTGGTCAAAATTTGACCGCTTTGTTCTGGGGTGGATTTTCTCTTCGTTCAGCCCTGTCAAGCTGCTCTTGCACGAGGTCTGCGACCTTTTCGGCTTTAAGTCCTGAGAGCACAGCGACGGGTATTTGGCCTCTTGGTTTTTCGGCAACTATTCCTTCGATGCTCCACTTCCCGTTTTTCCACCTGATAAGGTGCAGTTCCAGCTTAAGTCTTTGGGGTTCTCCGGGCAGGTCAGAGGCGAAGATCACGGCGGCCTCTTCCGGCGTCATGAGCTTTTCAGCTATGACGTATTTAGGCTTAGCTTCCTGCACACTCCACCCCAAGCTGAGCAGCTTTTCGACAAGCTCGGCCTCCTGGCTTTTTCTCTTCACTTCCGGCACCCGGATTTCCCTTATCGGCTTTGTGACTTGTCCCCATCCCGGCCCGGTTTCAGAAGTCAGTCGTTCGGGAACCTCCGAGGTCATATAACGAGCCTGGCACCCGGCCAACATACTACAGATCGCGATTTGTAGTAGCTTTCTCATTTTCTGCCTCCTTTCTTCTTCGGAACTTTATTCCATACTGTTTCAGGACTTCTCTCACCCTGGGGTAGAACCTCTTGGACTTATCGCAGCCGAGGATGACCTCTGTCACGATCGCCCTTCCTCGTTTGTATTCGCCCCAGAAATTGACCCAATGCTTCCCGCCTGTAAGCCAATCAAGCTGCCACCAGCCTCCGGCCTGCTGGTCGTAGTACCATTCAGCGGTAGCCCTTGATGGATTCTCAGGATCCTCACCCTCAGATATTTCGGCATGACCTGAGGTCCACCCGTTCTTGACCCAGGAGATAAGCCACCCTGCGTTGTAGACATTTGCAGGAGCGTCAAGGTCAACAAGCACCCGGAGCAGATCTCTCTTCTTCCCACTCATCAGGCGTATCTCCTTAGAAGCACCAACTTATCGCAGATAACCGTCCCGACCGGCGGAAAGACCAGCTTGCTTGGCGGCTTTCTCCTCCCAGCCCACCACTCAGCGATTTCATATCCATGAACCGAGTGATCAAGGGGTAGATCCAAAATGGCCGGGACTTTCCTTATCCCTGCTCCGTAAGCCTTCCAGACCTCAAGAGGCCACCCTCTTGCGTGCCAGCTTGTCCTCCACCATTCGGCATCTTTCAGGCTCTCAAAAGCAAAGAGCGGCCCGGTGAAGGTGGCGGTCACCTTTCCGGGGACATAAACCACCTGCGCTGTAAGCACCCAGGCCGACCGAAGCAGCCCGTCCTTGCATCTGCGAACGACTTTCCAGACGGTACGTTTCTTCTTCATTCCAGGGGCTCCGCCCAAGCTATCGGCTTAAGCTCAACGTCTTCCGAAATGACCTCCCACCTGTCGTTCTCCCACCTGGCAACGACAAACTCTCCACTTGACAGCTTAAGGAGCACCGGCTTTCCGTTCGTGGGAGCTGTGGCCATAGGCTTCCAGGTCCCGGCGGCAAGGTGCTTAAACAAGGTCTCAAACTGCTTGAACCTGCACTCAAACCATCGGAGCGTTCGCATTGCAAAGTTCAACGACCGCTTGAGGTCCTCAAACTCCCGCTTCATTGCTTCGAGCGCTCCGGTGTAGTAACTGATCGACCATTCGTCCAACTGTCCGTTGAGCTGTTCCATTTCCAGATCCTCCTTATCAACTTGATCCTTTCGCAGACAACCGTCCCAGAAAGACATCCCACTTCCGTTCCCAACGCGAGATGTTCGTTCCACCATTCCTTGACATCTTTGGGCTCTACGCAATACATAGACACTGTGCAGAGTGCAGAGTCGACTCGCCGTATCTCTTCCGCTTCGCATTCCCATATTTCAGCATATTTATCGTCGTCACCTATCCAATCCCGCGCGTCTTGCGGATTGTCAAAAGCAAAAAGCGGTCCTGCCTTACCTTCAGTCCACTCTCCTGGCGCATATTCGACCATATAAGGGTGTTTCATAATGGCTGAGATTAGGCGTCCTCCTCTGTTTTCCACCACCTTCCAAACAATTCCTTTTTTCATGGTCCGATCCTCTCAATCAGCTTTACAGCTTTAGCTCCTGCGGTCCCTACAGGCGCTCCCATGACCAAAACTTCCCGTCCTGCAAGAAAGATCCAATCCCCTGGAGTCGGAATGACCTCCCTCGGCTCCCTAAAATAGCTCCAGAACGCTTTTATGAGCATCTGGTCGTAATCCGCGCCCCGGTCAAGCAAAAGCTGAACCGAATTGCCGTAATCCTCATCAGGAATCATTTCGACCATCCAAAGTTCAATCGGTCCGACTACGGGCCACAGTTCGTCAAGCCACAGCCTGGCAAGGCTTGCCCGGTCGAAACACAAAAGCGGAGTGGCCGGAATTTTCGGGAAAACCCACCTGCCGGGAATGTATTCAACGGGTGCGATATGCCAGCACCCCGCCCACAAGGACTTCAATCTTTGTTCTCTCCGAACGGCCTTAAAAGCGATCCTGGTATTCATGGCGTCACCTTCCGCATCTTCTTTGTTCCTGTAAGTGACTTCGCAGACATATTTTATTGTCAATCTCTTTTTTTGAGAAAAATGGGGGCCGGATGGTAGGCAGGTTAAAGAGGGAGTCAAGATCGCTACATTCTGGAGGAGTCAAGATTTACACAAGCAAGGACATCCGGCCCCGCCGTGCTTTCAGTAACCTTTTTCCCTCAGTCGGTCAAGTATCTGCCTTAGAGCTTCCCTGCTTCCGGGAGCTGCCGGGTCATGTACCGGCATATGGAACGCTCGCGTCCCATGTTCGGTATCGATCAGGTAATCGATTTCTCCTCCCGGACAGTGGGAGCCGACATGAGGCATGCTATGCCTGTTTGCTCCGGATTTTGCGTCCCTTGCCATGGTGCACCTCCTTGTAAAGTGCTCACACTCCCAAAGAGAAGTCCCTCAACTTCTCTACCTATTATTATACCACATTCTCTTCCCACTTGTCAAGGGGCTATTTTCCTTACAAATCGGGCTTTTTTGCAGGCAATGAAGTGTGGATGTCGCCACAGGCCGCCTTTTACGGCTCCTTGCGGGACAAGCTCGGTGGCTCCTGCAAGGATTTCAAGCTCCCAGACTTCGGGAAGCTGCCCTCCGAGCCGGGCATACAGCGCAAGATCGTTGAGCGCCGTAACAACGTCCGACCACCCCACGATCGGCTCAAGCAGGCTGGAGGTCTTGATTTCTTCGTCCGGGAAAGGCTGCGCTTTCAGGTGCGGGGCCAGGCATAGGGAGCCATCCGGCCAGATTAGGGTGTAAAGTTTTCCTACCATGGCTGTCCCTCCTCAGCTATAACGATAGCCAGGAGGACCGAACCATGCAAACTCGCCACATTGCTCAAAGACAGGACGACTTGCGGGCCAAGGCGCTTGCCATGTACTGCAACGGCTCTTCCCTTGCTGAAATCGCCCGTGTCCTTCGGGTCCCCCGCTCCGAGCTTCTCACCTGGAAGGAGAATTTCTCTTGGGACCGCCTTAAGGCTGAAAGCTCAACCGAGGTCCGCCGCGAGGCCATGGAGCAATACCGCCGCACTGCGCTTCAAAGGCGGCAGATTATCGACCAGGCATGGCTTGAGCTTGCAGGCGAGGTGCAGGAGACCATAGCGGAGCTTCGCAGCGAGGAAATAGACCCCTGCAAGAAGGCCAAAGCGCTTGCCGATCTCGGCCTTGCGCTTGTAAGAGCGCAGGAAGCGGAGCGCAAGCTGCTTGAGGTGGTCTCGGAAAGCTCTGAGGCGGCAGGGAAGGCCGGGTCGGCTGAGCTTATGCTTTCAGACGAAGCGCTGAAGCAGGAGATTGAGCATACCCTTGGCCTTTTCCAGGACCTTAAGGAGGCGTCTTAATGATAGGGAGGGCCGAGGCGGTAAGGCGGCTTAAACTCCTTACCAAGGAGCTTTTACGACGCCAGGCCCGGCATGACCCCAACGCTTTTCTCATGTACGTCATGCGGGACCAGGCAGGTCAGCCGCTGCGTCAGGCTCAGATTCACAAGGACCTGCAAGCGCACCTAAGCAAATACAACCGCGCTCTTGTGATTTTTCCCCGCTATCACGGCAAGACCACGCAGATCCTCGGCCGGATTCTTTGGGAGCTGGGCAAAAATCCCGAGCTCAGAGTGAAGGTGGTCTGCGCCAGAGAGGACCTGGCAAGAAAGCGGGTCAAGCTGCTCCGGGAAATAATCTCGGCCCGGCAGGTCAGGGAAGTCTTCCCCGGCCTTCGACCGGCCCCGGGCAACTGGTCTGCCCGCTCTATCACGGTTGTGCGACAGTCAGGGGCGATTGACCCTTCGGTTGAAGCCTACGGCGTTACGACCTCAGCTACAGGGGACAGGTGCGATCTTCTTGTCCTTGACGACGTTACGGACGACCGAAACAGCCTGTTTTCAAAACGCAGGCGGGACGAAGTGCACGAAACCGTTGTGAATAAGTGGTTCAACCTCCTTCACCCCGCAGGCGGCAGGATTTGGTGGATCGGAACGCCCTGGCATTCTGACGACGCTTTAATGCGCATGCGAAGGAGCGGCTCTTTTGCCGTTTTTGAGCGCAGGATAACCGAGGACCTCAAGCCGCTCTGGCCCGAGGTCTGGCCCAAGGAAAGGCTTATCCAGCAGCAGCAGGCCATAGGTTCCCACGCTTTTGCCCGTGCGTTTCACTGCAAGCCGGTCTCCTCCGAAGAGCTCCTTTTCAAGGAGGAATACATAAGCGAAGAGGACCTGCCTTCTGAAGGCCCTTTCATTTACTACATGGGCATGGACTTGGCCTTCAGTGCGAAGCCTGGAAGCGACAGGACTGCCATTGTGACGGTCTGCCAGCATGGTCCGAAGGCTTATGTGGTGGACGCTTGGGCCAGGCGTGGGGTCAGCATTACGTACTTGAAGCGGTTCTTGCCGGAATACGCCAAGAGATTCGCCCCGGGACTTCGGGCCATTTTCATAGAAAGCGTCCAGGCGCAAGCTGAGATCGTGCGGGAACTTGCGTCAACTTTGAGCCTTCCCATTTATCCCCAAAGTACCGGTAATCTCCCCAAGGAACTTAGGCTTTGCAGGCTTGCTTCTTTACTTGAGTCCGGACTGGTGGTATTAAAGAGACCTGTGGAGGGACAGCTCAAGGAACTTGTGCAGGAACTTTTGGAGTACCCGCACGGCCGGCATGACGACCTGGCGGACGCACTTTGCTACGCCGTTTCTCAAGTCCGCCAAGTGGGAAGCGGCATTGGGGTGCGGGTTACGCTGCTTGGCTGATCCCTGTGGAGGGCGGCTCGATTGTTTCGCAGGATCCTTGAGCTTTTCAGGCGACAGAGGGGAAGGACCAAGACGGCTCTTGACAACTACCTTGAGAAATCCTGGGCCGTTGTAAACCCCATCAAGGTCGCAGGCACTGATATTGACAAGCCGTATGCGCAGCATCCTTGGGTTTACGCTGCGGTAAACGCCATAAGCAGCCGTGTGGCCTCTGTCCCCTACAGGCTTTTCTCAGGAAGCGGGCCTATAACAAGCGGCCCCTGGTGGCGTGTTTTCAGGCAGCCGAACCAGTATTGGAACCACGGGGACCTGTGGTCCGCCACGGTTACCACGCTTCTCCTCAACGGAAACGCCATTTGGGTGCTTGACCGCCGCAGTTGGCGCGAAGCGCCCAAGCGGATTGTGGTTCTGAGCCACAAGAGGTTCCAGCTTGTTACGGATAAGAAGTCCAACACGGTTAAAAGCTGGATCTATCGCCCCCCGAACCGGCCCTCTGAGCCTCCCATTGAGCTTGCTCCCTATCAGATCGTCTGGTGCAGGCTTTACAACCCCTACGGCGGCCCTCTTGACTGGGGTCTCAGCCCGCTTGAGGCGGCCAAGCTGTCGGTCCAAATGGACTGGGCTGCAATGCTTTTCAACAAGAGCTATTTTGAGAACTCAGCCAACCCGGGCGGGGTCCTGAAGGTCGATCGCCTCCTGACTCCAGAGGAAAAGAAACTCATAGAAGAGCAGTTCAGCGCAAAGTACGAGGGGCTGCAAAAGGCCTTCCGCACGATCTTCCTTGAAGGCGGTGTAAGTTACGACCCCTTCACGATCAGCCATGATGACATGCTCTTCATTGACCAGAGGAAGCTCACAAGGGAAGAGATCTGCGCTGTTTTCAACGTGCCGAGCTCGCTTCTCGGCGTTATGGAGCGGGTGTACAAGGCGACGGCTGACACTATTCACCGCCAGTTCTGGGAGGGCACCGTCCTTCCGCTTATAAGGCTGATTGAGGCCACGCTTGACTCGCAGCTTTGGGCTCCGATTGAGGACGACCCGCTCAAGGTGGAGCCTACAAGTCCCCGTGGGGCTTTTGACCTTACGGAGGTCTCAGCGCTTCAGGAGCTTCTTGATGCCAAGCTTGCCCGTGCGGTTAAGCTCTGGAACATGGGAGTGCCTTTTAATGTGATCAACGAGAGGCTGGGGCTGGGTTTCCCTAACTTACCTGGTGTTGGTGATACCTCCTTTGTACCTGTGAACGTGGCTCCCTATGGGAAGCCCCTTGTCTCTGCCAGGACCCATCCGGTTTCAGCGCCCGCGGAACGCAGTGACGCCACGCCTGCCGACGAATGGCAGCATTTTCAGGAGCGGCCTTCAGCTACACCCGGTCCCAGCCTTGATTTCTTAATGGACCTTGCAAGGCCCTACAAAGCGGAGCTTCTCACCGCCACGAGGGGCTTTTTCCAGAAGGTCAAGCTCAGGCTCAGAAAGCAAGCTGAGCGGGCCAAGCCAGGGGATACCATTGAGATCCCGGCCCAGGCTTGTGAAGCGTTTGAGCAGAGGGTGGCCGAGCTGTTTGAATCCTTTGAGCTTGCGGTGAAGGAAGCCACGGGCAACGGTGCCAGGCCGGCATGGACCCCGGGGAAGTTTGCAAGCGAGATTTACAGGCAGTTGAGAAAAGAAATCGCCGAACGCGGCCTTGCCGACGGCGTTAAGGCTGCCAGGCGAGCTTTGAAGGACATGGTGGAGACAGCTTTGGATGTGCAACTTTGAGTTGAGAGGAAAGCTGAGAAGTGGAGATAGGGGAACTTCAGAGTTTGGTGGCTGTTTTTGCGACGGCCGCTGCGGCCATAGCTTACGCAGCGAACTTGGGTCTTGCAGTGAGAAACCTGAAAATGCGGCTGAAAGAAATAGAGACGCAGTTTGACAGACAGCGCGAACGCGAGGCTTCATGGCATACAGAAATGGTCGAGCGTTTCGCCCAGATACAGAATATGCTCAACGAGAAACTCGGTGAGCTGATCGTGAGCGTTCGGCTTCTTGAACAGAAAGTTGACAAGCTCAATGGAAACGGAGCGGCTAAAAATGGGTAACCAGAGCAAACCCGACATTGCCAAGTTGGACAGAGGAACGCTTTTCTGCCAGGTGCGGTCCGTACCGGACAAGGACCGTGTGTACAGGTTCATCGGCACAACCGCGATCCGGGACCGAATGGGCGATGAGATCCCGCTTGACGGCTGGCAGTTTGACAATTACCTGCGTAACCCCGTCGTCTTGTGGGCTCATAGATACGATCTGCCGCCTGTGGGAAGGACGCTGCAGATCAAGAAAGGGAAAACCCCGGACGGCAACTACGGCTGGGTCTTTGAGGTGGAGTTCGCCCCGGAAGATGCCAATCCTTTTGCAGAGCAGATACGCAAGTTGGTGGACGGGGGCTTTCTCAACGCCGTTTCCGTCGGCTTCCAGAGCTTGAAGTCAAAGCCGATCGAGGAAAGCGAGGAAGAGCTCGAAAAGCGCCTTGAGGAGAATCCGGACTTAAGACCCGGGCTTAAATTCGAGAAGAAGGAGCTCTGGGAGCTTTCGATTTGCCCGGTCCCGGCGAATCCCCAGGCCCTGCGCAAGGCCATCTCAAACGGCCAGGTGGAAGTCCCGCGTGAGGTTGAGCTTGCAATGGCCCACCTGGACTTGATCCAGTCATACGAAGCGCTTCACACAACAGCCCGGATAAAGAAGCAGCTTGAGGAGCAGGGCAAAAAAAGTGAAGCGGAGGAGAAGAAAGAGGAGGAAACGCCGCCGCCGACATCTGAGGAAGACCCCTACGAAGGAGTCGAGATAAAGGGGGCGATTCCCTACTCGGTACACAGCGACGGGCCGAAAGCTCCTGAAGATACGCCCTGGAATGCAGGTGAAGAGCTGAAGAAGGCAACCGGCGACGCCAAGAAGCTGCGTCGAATGCACGCTTGGGTCAACTCCTCTGCAGACGGCTTTGATCCTGCAGAGCGGCAATGGTATAAGCTGCCGCATCACAAAGGCGACGGTGCCCAGCCTGTTGTCTGGCGCGGGGTTGCTGCGGCCATGGCCCGACTCATGCAGGGAAAGACCGATATTCCGGAGAAGGACCGCAAAGGCGTTTACAACCACCTGGCGCAGCATTACAAGCAGTTCGGGAAAGAGCCCCCTGAGTTCAAAGAAGCACCCGAGGTTGTGACAAAGCCGGGTTGGGAAGACTCGGAAAGCTGGACCGAGATCAAGTATCGTGTCCGCGACCCGGATGAGTTTGAGAAGGACAGCTTCCGCAGGATAACGCTTAAGAAATCCAAGCCAAGGGTTTTCGCTGTAATAGGCAGGCCCAAGGGGCAGGACACCACCAAAATTCAAAGCCTTCGGTTCCCGAAGGACGACGGCTGGACCATTGACAAGGCGAAGAAGTGGGTGAAGGATCACCCTGACTTGCTGAAGTTTGTAGACGACATTTGGGTGGAACTTATCGAGGCATTCGCTCCCGAGCGGAAAGCCGAATCGACTCCCCAAGGGGAGAACGAAAGGCAGAAGCAGGAGCAAGGCCAAGATAAATCTCCGCTTAGGTTTCGTATCGTAGCGGACGATCCCCCATCGGATGAACGGAACGAAGAAATGACCATCAGAATCAAAATGGAGGGAGATAACGACCATGAGCAAGACGATTGAGCTTACTCAAACGCAGCTCAACGAGCTTATAAACAAGGCCGTTGAGGAAGCGGTAAAGCCGCTTGCGCAGAAGGTGACTGTTCTCGCCGAGGCCAAGGCAAAAGCTGAGGCTGAAGAGCGGTCGGACTCCAAGATCGCCAAAGTGGTGCAGAGCTGGAGCTCTTATGATCCTGAGGAAGTGGCCGAACGCACAAAGGAAATGCAGGCTAAGTTTCTTGAGAAGATCCGTAAGAGCGGCAAGATTCCTTATGACGAGTTCTCCTTCGTGCGGTATATCCGGGCGAAGATGACAGGTGACTGGAAGCATGCGCCGTTTGAGAAGATGGCGCTTGAAGCCAGCGCTGAGATCGCTCAGAAGGAGGGGTACTACAAGACCCTCAGCTACGGCGGCGGAACCGCTGAAGGCTCGGACTTTGTAGCCGGTGATTTTCTGGCTGACGAATTCTTCACCTACTACGGTGCAAAAGTCGTTGCCAGGAAGGCCGGCTGCACGGTTCTTCAAGCGACCGGTGCCCCGGTCCAGATCCCTAAGGTCACCGATGCGCCGAGCACAGAATGGTTGAACAACGAGGGCGATGCCATCAATGCCGATACGGCCATGAAGACCGCCCAGCTCCAGCTCAACCCGCACTGGTGTGTTGGCAGGGTGCAGCTTACTCAATTCCTCGTCCGGTCGAGCGAGCTTGCTGCTGAGACCATTGTACGCAGGATCCTTGGCGAGGAGCTGGCGCGGGCCGTTGATGACGCCATCCTCGAAGGAAGCGATTCTGGCGGCCAACCCTGTGGAATCGCAAACGTCACTGGTGTCAACTCCGTTACGGCTGGTTCAGCGGCAATAACGTTTGATAAGCTCCGCGACTTCATGAAGGAGCTTGAGATCGACAATGTGCCGCTGGAAGGGTGTGCTTGGTTCATGCACCCGCGGACCTGGTACGGTATTCTCGGGTTCGTGAAGAACTCCGAGTCCAACAATTTCGTGATCAACCCGACACAGCAGGAGGCTTACGCTCCCAGGCTATACGGCATCCCGGTGTACACGACCTCTAACATCACCGTGGACGGCGGGACCGGCAACAATGAAGCGACAATAATTCTCGCCCGTGTGCCTGATATCATCCTCTGCGAATGGGGCGGCCTGGAACTTGCCTCGACTTCAGTCGGTGGCGATGCGTGGGCCAAGCACCTCGTTGAAGTGAAGGCGGTTTACACCATGGACGTTGGATTGATCAATCCGGAGTCCGTGTGTGTGTGTAAGGACACCACAACGTAAAGTCGGCGGAGCACAGGACTGGGAGGGGAGGCTCCGGCCTCCCCTTCCGGCCCCTTTTGTAACGAAAGGAGTGCAGCTCATGGCGCTTAAGAAATGGCGCGTGAAAAAGGGAAGCTCGTTCAGGCTTAGCTTTTTCCGTGGTCCGTGGGAAGAATTTTATATGGACGAGGAGGATGTGAATAAGTCAGGACTTAGATACCTGCTCGACGAGCTTCCCTTCGACTTGGTGCCGAAAAGGCAGAGAAAGCCGAAGCCTGTGACACGAGCCATGAAAGGACCCAAGCGGTGTACCGCTTTCATAGCCCCTGAGGAGGCCAAGTAGTGGATCTTTGCCCTCTTGCGGACGTTAAATCGCTCCTTGGAATAACGAGCAACGACTACGATACGGAGCTCGGTTTGCTTATAAGCGCTGTGTCCAAGGAAGCCGAGCAGTTCATGGGGCGGACCCTGGAAACGGGAAGCTACACCGAGATTTTCGATGTCTTCCCCGGGCAGCTTGTCTTCGCTCTGAAGGCTTACCCGGTCTCAAGCATAACAAGTGTCAAGAATGACCCCACTTGGGACTGGGACAACACGGACGACATGGATACCGATGATTACATCACAAACGACGAATTGGGTATCGTCACATTTTATACCAACACGCTCACACATGGCCGCCAAGCGCTCAGGATCGTCTACACAGGCGGGGTTGCGTCGGACACGTCGTCGTTCAAGACGGCGATGCCGGACGTAAGCCACGCGGTGGCCCGGCAGGTTATCTATTACTGGAACACGCGAAAGCGTTTAGGCCAGGTGGCTTCCACGACACTCAGCGGCCAAACTTTGGAGATTGTAGCCGGCGTTGAATGGCTGCCGGAGGTGAGAAGGGCCCTTCTGAGCCATAGGAGGCCCCAGATTTGATCATCGCAACGATCAAATGGCGACACATAAACGGCGTTATCAAAGCGCCTGAGCGGCTTGCAAGGGGATTCAGAAAGGGTCTTGGTTTTTGGGCGCGACGCACGCTTAAGCTCTTCAGGGCTAAGCTGGGAGCCGGCAGGGGCACGGTGCATAGCCGAAGCGGGTCTTTGGCAAGGAGTTTTACCTACCTTGTAAAAGGGACCAACAGGATAGGCACTTTATCGGTGGCGTTGCAAAGCGATGCAGTGCAGGCCCGGTTGCTTGAGTACGGCGGCATAGTCAGGCCGGTAAAGGCCAAAGCCCTGGCGATTCCCATTTGGGACAGAATTAAGCACCGGAAAGTATTCCGATCGCCTCTGCGCCGGACGTTGCCCAAGCATATTAAGCTCTGGAGATCGAGCTCCGGGTATGCCTTTTTGGCTGATATTCGCAAGCGTCCTCCGCGACCGTGGTATCTTCTTGTCCCACAGGCAAGGGTCCGGCCGCAGCTTAGGTTCCGCAAACACGTTGAGGGGAGGCTCAGACCGCTTGTAACCGAGCTTGCCAAGCGCGCAAGGGAGGAGCTGAGAGGTGGCTGATCCGCTGCTTACGCAGATTATGGACAACATGGTGACTGCAATCGGCCAGATCAGCCCGACGAACGGGTACGAGCGGACCGTGCGCACAACCTCCCGAATGAGCCTCATGCCTGCGCAGCCGCAATATGACGCCGTTTTCATGGCAGCCGTTTCGGAAGAGAAAACGGACTTGGCGGTGCAGGTTAAGGAATCGAAAGCAACGATTTCGGTTCTCGGCATAGCAAGTGATGCCGACGATACGGTGGATGCAGTGCATAAGCTCGCTGCGGATATAACAAAAGCGTTACATGTGGACCCGACCCGCGGCGGGCTTGCATTGGACACTCGCGTCGTCGGCATTGTTTACGATATATCGGAGGAAGTCGCCCCGCTTGGGGCCTGTAACCTTGAAGTCGAGGTCATTTACAGGCACCGTTTGGGTGACCCGTACACCGCTGTATAAGAGGAGGCATCGAAATGCTCAGCAGGAAGAAACAGCTCGCTGCGAAGGTCGAAAGCACCAAGGGGACCAAGGAGACCCTCGCAGATGCTGACGCCAACATTCTCTGCGATGAGATTTCCGTCTCATTCAGCCCGGAAGAGGTGGTGAGGGACCCACTACGGTCTTCGATTTCACCGCTTGTCTCTCTACCCGGCGCGAAGATCGGGACGATCACCTGCAGGGTGGAGCTTAAAGGCTCAGGCACCGCCACAACCGCGCCCTCTTGGGGCAAGCTGCTTCGGGCCTGCGGTTTTGAGGAGACTACAGACGCCGATTCGGTTTACTACACGCCGACAAGTGACGAGGATTCAATCCCGACGCTTACCATTGGGGTCAACAACGACGGCAGGCTTGATCTGATCTACGGAGCCCGAGGAAACGTTTCTTTTGAGTTTGCAGCCAACCAGGTTGCCTACGCCACGTTTACCTTCACGGGAATCTTCGACGATACGACGGACTCTTCCATGTGGTCCCCGACGTATGAATCGACCATTCCGGTAACGTGGAAAAACGCCTCAATCAGCTTCAATTTCGGGGCTTCGTGGACAACTGCGGTAGTAAGCGCGCTTACGATCGACATGAACAACGAGGTGACCATTCGGCAGGATGCAAACGCCGCTACTGGTCTCTCTTACGCGATCATCACCGCGCGTGACCCTGGTGGAACGATTGATCCGGACAAGGTACTTGTTGCGACCCAGGACTGGATCAGCCATATAACGACGCCTACAACGGGCACCTTTTCCTTTGACCTTGGCACAAGCACCGGCAATAAGTTGTCGTTCAGCGCGCCCAAATTCCAAGTCATCGGGCGGGAAGACGGCGATAGGGATGGCGTTGCGGTTGATACGATCACTTTTAAGCTCAGGGCTGACAGCGGCGATGACGAGCTTATGATTGATCACGTGTAATCGGCAATCGAAAGGAGGAATGGCATGATCGTAATCAGCAGGAAGGACAAGCTGGAATACGTTTTGAGAGAGGACCGGAACAGCAAAGAGCCGACCGTCTTCGTCTTCAGGCCGCTTACGGCCCGAGAACGCGCTGAGTGCGAAGATGTGCTTACATCAGCGTCTGTTGATCGCTTCCCGATGGGCACCTTTGCATACA